AGTATCAATGTCGGATTGTACTTTTGCCCACTCATCAAACTCATCAACTTCTTTTTGAAGTTTATCTCTATATGTAATTAAGGTATCTTTACAATCTAAAGTTCTACCTTCATCTAATTGATCTACTGCTAAATTTAGTATGTCAATTGTTGCGATTGTTTCTATCATAGTTTCTCCTTTGTTAAATTCCTTCGCCTGATGTATATGGTGTTTTTAAAACTTCTTCAGCATCTGAATCAAGTTCTACATATCCTTCTTCTTTTGCATAAGGATCCGATAAATCATAAACCACTTTAGCAACATATTCTGTATCACCACTATCTGAATAATTAGCGTCAACCATATAAGTTTCAACACCATCTTTTGTTTCAGTTATCTCGTGGTTAATCTGTGAGTGGTCAATACCACATTCACTAAATTTTACATCTGCCTCGTCTTTATCATTTGCTAATACTTCTTGTTCAATCACAAGTGTATAATAAGTTTTCTTTCTGTATAAGTTTTTACCTACATCTTCTTTAAAGTAACTTATGTTTGTATCTACTGTCATAATATAGTCCTCCTCAATTATTTGTTATCTTCACTACTCATTAATAAAACAATATAGTGAATTGCTTTTAGCAAGTCTTTTCTGTTTTTACCAGCCTTCTTGCCATATCTACAAAGATATTTAATTGCATTTGCCTGGCAAAAATCTTTATCAATGCCTAATTGTCTTAGCATATCTTGTACTTGAAAACCATCTTTAGTGGTACTGTAATGTTCACCATAAGTTGATTTTATGTAATCTGATATTTCTTTGATTATTTTATCTTCATTATATTTCATAATTAACTCGCTTTCTTGTTTAAATTTTCAAATGAATATTTTTCTGTAAATTCTGGATCGAAGTCATATTTAAAAAACTGTCTTGTATTATATCTTTGACCGTAATCGTTAAATAAATTATCAGTATCGTTAAGTAATGTTTCTTCACCGTAAACATCTTTGTAAGTTTCATAATATTCTTTATCTGATAAAATTTTTACAATCGTTCTATTTTGAAAATTTGTTGCTTCTTCTTTGTAATTTTTATCACAATACTTTTTGATTTTATCTTTAAAAGACATTAAAGTCGGTACTAAATCTGCTGATACATTTCTAAAGATAGTTGAATAAGAATAAAAGTATGGGTCATACTTTTGACTAGAATCGTAATATTCTCTACCGTAAACTAAATGATATTTCATATTTGTATTACCCATTTAAACTATAATAAATTACATCATCAATGTTGTGTTCGTCAATATCAAGCATATTAACATTTTCAACATTTAAGATTTCTTTTTTTGCCTTATCTTCATCAATTTGACCTGATTTCATATGTGCAATTATTTGATCAACTTGATTTTCTGCCTCATTAGCATAGTGTTGTTTTACTTTAGACATAGTGTTTTTCTCCTTTGTTTATCATTAGTATATCAAAAATTTGAAGCAATGTCAAGTAGTTTCTTTGTCTTGCCTCTTGTATTTTTTGTTTTAATGTTTTTTTCATACTATTATAATATCATACCTAACAGAAAAGTCAAGCATTAAAAAACGTTGATTTTATTGAGTTTTTAGAAGAACAAAAGGAGAACACCCTTTATTTCCAGTGATTTTTCACCCATTCTTTGTCTGATTCGTGTGGATTAGGTTTACCGTGAAATACTGCAACTTTGGCACCTGACTTTCTTTCAAATGTCCAATCGTTCTTATGAAACCTAGGTGATTCTCTATCATACCATTTTGCTGAAAAAGTCCACTCGTCAGGATATGGTTTGTGATGTGATGTTTTTTTGATGTAATGTGATGTGACATTCTGATCACCTTGATTTCTGTCCATATTTGTCTTATCCTCAAGGTAAGGTTGCCACACGTGTTTTGTCATAATCTCGTTATTAAACTTCATTATACTAGAATTGTATAGTTTTGTAGATTTATTAAAATCATTCATACCACAAAATATCTTATCGTTTTCATACGTGACAAAACAATCTATGTTTTCTAGTATTACAACATCTAAATCAAAAAATAAATTTGTACCTATAAGATTTGCCTCTGGACTGAATAGTGTTAGTTTATTCCACCAACCTTGATAATTATGAAAAGGCATTTTACGATATTCAATATCACCTTGTACTAACTTGTGTAGTTTAACGTGATCTGTAAAACAAATAAACTTATGTGGTATGGTTAAATGCCTCTTAACCATATTATATAAAACTTGTACGTAATCAGTCTTATATTTGTCGCCCCAATATAGACATACTACATTAACCAATTCCATATCGCCCTCAATGCTAATAGTAAATACATTAATTCCATTAATGCTCTAGGTATATCTTTGTCTTTGATACCCATATAAATCCATATTGAACACGATAATGTAGCAATCGCCCAACCAATCCATTGTGTATTTGGATTTGCGTTTGATAAAACAAATGCACCTATCATTGCTAATAAAAAACCTAACCAACGCCAACCATCAATCTTTTTATAATATCTAATTTTCATTTTGTACTTTCAATGTTTCGTATGCTGTACCGTTTTCTATTTCTTTTATTGTAAACTGATTTTCAACTACGAACTTTAACCACTCTTCCATAGTTTTTCTACCTGGTCGTAATGGTTTTTCTATCTTACTAATATCTCTACTTGAAACAGGACCCATAATACTTGTACCTTCTGCAAAAACTGGTACCATATTTAATAAGGCATCAACACCAGATAATGACATATTAGTTACTAGACAATGTGCATTTTTTAAATCATCTTTTATATCTGTATTCCACCATTCGTTGTTAGGTCTTGGTTTATTTCTAAACACTATTTTTCTATCTGTGTGTTTCTTTATTTCTTGTATTGCTGTTTGTACCCATTCGTCTTGTGATATACCATTCATATGATATGTAACTGTTTGTGATGATGGTGCTAGTAGTATGTGTTTTGTTTCACCTGTATACCAACCTTTAAACTCTACATCTATTCCTTTATTACTTAATTCACTTAATCTTTGACCACTACCAACTCTACCATAATTCGTGTGTATTCCACCTTTACATATTCTAAAATATGTTTTGTTATAATCGTGTATAATAGGACTAGGGTATCTTGTTATTTGTTGTGTTAAATAACCAACATCAATGTACCACCATTCTTCTTTGTTTTGCATACACTCTCTAATTTTATTAGGATTGTTACCTCCTAATCCCCAAAAAAAGTGTATCGGTTTATCTTCATCTTTCCAACCCTTTTCTATAGCAGGAAAAATTTGATGTGATAAACAATCTTTTTTAGCAAGTTTATGTGTTATTATCATATTTGTCAACTATTCTTTTTGCTGTTCCGTCTTGTATTTCAATCATAGAAAATTGATTTGCCAATAAACTATCTATCCATTTATTTACTAAATCATCATCTCTTACGTATTCTTTTTCTATATGTTCGTAATTAATACTTATAGGTTTACACATAGATACATTATCGCAAATAACAGGTAGTCCTTTTAATGTGGCAGTTATTCCTACTGTAGATTGAAATGTTACAACACAATGTGATTTTTGTAAGTCTTCCTCTAATGGTCTTGTATCAGTTTTATGCCTAACTATAAAATTTCTATCTGTATATTTTTTAATTTTTTCTTGTGTTTTTCTAATCCATCTATTTAAATCTGTAATCTTATAATATCTACAAACTGCTTCAGTAGGTGGTATAATTAATATATTATTGCCTTTTCTAATATTTTTTAATCTTAATGTTTCTTTAAATTGTTTATACTTTTGTATTCTATTTCTATCTTCATCATCTAATTCTACAATTCTATTTTGGTTTTCACCGTTTTTAGTTATTCGATATGATTGTATATTCGATATATGATTAGGTTTATGTGTGTGTGCTTTAAAAAAATATGCGTGATCAAAGTAATAATAGTCTAAACCTAATTGTTTACATTTGTTTAACCAGTTTTCTGTACCTCTTAAAATACCAAAAACTGCAACATCATTTTTCTGTTCTAAAAATTCTTTCATATCAAATCCAGGCCATATTGTTTGTTCAAATTGACCTACGTGAGTTCCACCTGAAAGCAATGGATTCCAAAACTTACCGCCCTCGTTTTCAACAAAAGGTCTTACAACTCTATCTAATACAACTCTTGTGCCAAAACCTATCAACATTACAAATCAATCTTATTACTTTCATTATAATACTTAAACCAATCTAAGTTATAATCACAACCTTTATAATCTTTAAAGTATGGTCCACCTTTTGTATAATGTACGTTTTTCACATCTTCTTTGTATTTGTATTCACCAACTAGCCAATTCCACTCTAAAGGTAATTCGCCTATCAAGTGATCGCCTTCTAACCATTTAAATTGATGTAATTCTAATCCACTTGCTCTATTTACATAATTAGGTGTAAGTTGTGTACACTTCTTACAATTCATCAACATAAAACTTGACCAATTCTTTTTAGGGTAGGCAGTTTGTACTTGACCTAAAAACTTTGTTTTATCTTTAGGTATATAATCGTGTTTACAAACTTGTACTGCATACTTGTCATCCCTTAATCGCCATAATTCTGCAATATCAGCTTTCATTAACATATCACAATCCATAAACAATGCCCAACCTTGATAGTTCATTAAGTGTGGTATAATAAAACGACTAAAAGAAAATTCAGT